AAGCCAAGTCTCAAGTAGATCAGCAGAAGGCTCAGTCGCAGATGCAGATCGCAGAACATAAACTGCAGATCGAGCAAGCCAGCAAAGAAGCTGAGATGCAGATGAAAGCCGCACAAGTTCAACAAGAACTAAAAGCTAAGCAAATGGAAGCTGCCCTTAAGGGACATCTTGCACGCGCAGAAGCTGGTCAGAAGATGCAACTGCAAGCACAGCAGGCGCATGTGGATGTCGCTACTAAAGCTATGTCACACCAACAAGACATGCAGCATAAGCATGAAGCAGCAAAACAACAAGCCCAACAACAATCTCTAAAGAAGAGGACAACACAGAATGGTAATTCCAAGTCCAAGTGACTACGAAAATTGGAAGAGTGATTTTGTAACCAAAGCATTTCTCCAAGCAACTCATGAACGAATCGAAGATGCAAAAGAACTATTGTCTGTTCAAGCAGGACTCAATCCCGAACAAGATAATTATGTTCGAGGTTTAATTCAAGCCTACCGTGAAATTCAAAACTTTCGTATTGAAGATCTGGAGGATTTAGATTGATTAAACTTCTCATGCATCACCTTCTCATTAAGCTAGATGAACCTGAGCTGAAAACAGCTTCTGGTATTATCATTAGTGTTGATGAAAAGAAAGAACGCAAAGCTGTGGAATACGGTATTGTAGTTCAGGTTGGACCAACAGCTTTTATTGATTATGGACAAACTCCAGATATTGTAAAGGTAGGTGATCGTATCTCTCTTAACCGCTACTCCGGTAAGAGTGTTGTTGATAGTGATGAGACAGAGTACCTCATCGTAAATGATGCGGATGTTCTCTGCATAATTGAATAAGGAACTTAGAATGGGTGAAGAACTTAATACTGCTCCAGTAGCAGACACTGTAGTACAACCAAATGAACCAACCGATAATACTCCACAAAATGCTAGTGATCCTTACGAGGAGCAGGCACGTGAGCAAGGTTGGAAACCAAAATCTGAATACGAAGGCGACCCAGAGAAGTGGCGCCCAAGCAAGGAATTTGTCGAGCGTGGCGAACTCTTTGGTAAAATCGATCACATGGGCAAGGAACTTAAGGAAACCCGCAAGGCCCTTAAGATGCTACAGGACCATCATTCTAAGGTCAAAGAAACTGAGTATAACAATGCTCTGAATGAACTAAAGACACTACAAAAGAAACATCTTGAAGAAGGCAATTCTGATGGCTATCTAGAAGCTTCTGAATTACTTACGGATCTAAAGGCTGAACAAAAGGCGCGTGAAGTTGTCAATGCTGACAAAGTTCCAACGCCAGATCCGCGGTTTATCAGTTGGACTCAAGAGAACAAGTGGTATTCAACCAATCGTGAAATGCGTGAATATGCAGACACTGTTGGTATGGGCTATGCTAACCGCAATCCCGATATCGATCCGGAAGATGTTTTGAAGTATGTGACTAAAGAAGTAAAGTTACGGTTTAAGGATTCCTTTGTTAATCCTAATAGAACCAAACCTTCGTCAGTCGAGGGAGCAAATACTGGATCAGCCAGTCGCAAAGATTCATTCGAACTAACTGAGGATGAACGTCGTGTTATGAACACATTCGTTCGTGCCGGGGTTATGAGTAAGGATGAATATGTTGCACAAGTCAAATCAATGCGAGGAGCAAAGTAAATGAGTCGAGTTCAAGAAAAGCGTGCAGTGCGCAAATCATTGTTTCAACGTGGCCCCCAGAGTATTGCGGGTGACAAAGATCCAAACTATGTTTATCGTTTTGTAAATGATACTGGTAGTCGTGTATCGAATTTCCAAGCTGCAGGTTATGAGGTTGTTCAAGACTCAGAACTAGTAGTTGGTGATTCACGTGTATTTGACCCCTCAGACATCGGGACAGGAAAGAAGGTTACATCTAATGATGGAACAGTCTCTTATCTAATGCGTATTAAGAAAGAATGGTACGATGAAGATCAGCGAGCGAAAGCTGCTGTTGTGGATGAAACTGAGGCGGCAATGAAAAAAGAAGCCTCTCAAGGTATGTACGGGTCTATCAAAACCACGTAAGTATTCTTGGGGGCCAACTAAATTTAAGGAAAATTAAATGGCAAATATCTCCCGCGTTGCTGGCTTCAAGCCAGTAAAGCATTTTACTTTGCTCCAATATGTGTCTGGATGAGTTGCTTGAAACGTAGCATCGCCTAATAGAGAATTGTCTGGTGTATCAAACCAAGACAACCATGTAGGAAGTCTTGGCTGTGTCTGTCTGTATGAGTTATTATCACAAGCTCCAAAGGCATCCACCTTAAATAAAGGGAGTAATGGTGTTATTATATAAGTTAATATTTGAACTTGGGCATATAGTAGAAGGTATGTGATCCAGCGCATTATTCATATAACACATTAACTGTGCCATTGTCAAAGGTATCAGTCCCATTTGCATGGGTTATTCTAATTCCTGTAAGTTCTGCTGATAGTGTTTTACTTCCTGCAATTGTTGCCACATTTACTGCATCAGACCGGCCAAGAGAACCTTCAGCCACCCATACATTACTAGTTAATTTAGTAAACCGAATAGCTCCTTGCCAAATTTTAGCAGTTGTGCCACCTAGAGTAATTCCAAAACCAGCAGTAAACTGTGTAGTTGCAACACTAGATACGCCAAAAATAGAACTTGCTGTTAAGTATCCTGAAGTTTCAAACCCACCAGAATCTCCCAATCTAATAAGCAACTCAGACGCCCCAGAACCAGAAATCTGATCAAACATCACTGTGATTCTCTTTACCCAACTCGGAATGCCTGTAAAATCAATAGATGTTCCAGAAGTTGCAGCTTGGGCTGTAGCTAGTGTCAGAGGTTGAGCTAATTTTGTGGGAGTAACTGCTGCTGAGTCAATTGTCCACACTGTTCCAGAACTAGAAACAGTGATATCACCTTTATCACCGTCTGATGGATTAACAGCAACATCACCACTTCCAAGAATCGAGGCACCATTAATGGTTTTAATATTTGTCCCGGACACCAAAGTTTCTTGTGCACTTAACGTGGTGCGTTGGGCTGCTGCATCAACATCATCCAACAAAGCCAACCCGGCCGATGTTGGATTTACGGTGGCATACTCAGACAAGTTACTAGAATATGCTTGTACAGATACACCAATATCTGATGTTTCTAGCATATTAGCGGTAGATGCAATAGTTGCATATGTACTCGCCGCTACTGAAACTTCCAGTTTGTCGGTGTTCAAATTTGTTAGATTATCATCTGCTTCTATCCAAGAAAGTGCAGATCCTTTTCCAGACCTTGTTACAATTGTGGTCATAATTCAGTTCCTTCATAATATCCAGTAACAGCCCAACCAGTATCTACATACATGTTACCATAAGATACATTAGTAAATAACAATGTTGGAATTGGGCGTTGGAATGGGATTGTTATTTTATCAGACCTAGCACGCACGAAGTCTTGCTCATGACGAGGTTCCCAATCTTCGTGGCAAACAATGAAACCATCCCACCTATGTTTAGCTTCATGTGCTTTTATCTTCTTGGAGCAAACATCACACGTGACGTTGAATTCACCAGAAATGAAATAGTTCTTTTTCATTTTAGTTATTATTTGCTAACTGGAATTTGCGCACAACCGCCAAAACCCCAACAAAAGTTTGATTTAGAGTTGTATCAGTTCCCAATGGTTCTGCGGTTTCTGGATTAATTAGAGGGATAGGTTCATCCCCCAAAGTAAAATCTAACCTAGTTGAAATCGCCGGTAGGTTGTCTAAAGTGCGAATAGAACCATCTGCAAGTTTAACCGCAAGGCTCTGTTCAATTAATGCTGTTGGTTGAAGATCTTTCAAACTGTCCGGCCACTCAACAACAAGTCGAGTAACGCGGACATAGGGTAGACCCACTTGTGAGGGATCATAGTTCACTGGCAGTCCTTATTTATAATGTTTGTGAAGAGAAGAACGTAAATTGGTTTGCGGGGATTAGAAAATCACCACTGCTGCAAAGCAACGTCATCAAGATAAAGCGTGCCGGTCATTGCTGAAGTATCAATCTCAATGGTGAATACTTCGCAATTCATGCGCGCAGACGGCTGCGATGCGGTGTTGCAATCCTTCCACGAAACACGACGCCACTCATTGACACCACCTGTGATTGATACGGTAGTCGGCGAGTACGAAGCGCGGGCGTCGGCTTGCTGCACGACTGGCGTTCCGTTCCAGACAGGAACAGTAGTACTCATGCGCTCCTTGACCGTTATGGTTCCACCAGCAGACCCGGCATTGAGAAACAGAGACCATGCACGGCGGCGCATCGCTTCATTTACCGGGAACGAAATCAGCACCTTCCCGACCCCGGAGATCGACATCATTGCGCCGGTATTATTGCGTGTAGTGATAGCACCTTGTGGGTTTGCTGCCGCCGCAACAACAGCCGCGCCAGTTACGGCGATGCGATGGACAAGCTCAGTGTGTGGAGCGGATACGCCGGAAATTGTCTCGTTAGAGCGCAAGTGATAGCTGCCTACCGATGGCATGTCATTCACTGCATTTCCAACTGAAATCGGATTAACGACTCGAACGCTTGCTCCATCACCAGTGTTGTCAGCAGTTGCCGAGCCAACCAGAGCGTCATCATTGAGTTGGTCGGATACCCGCCCCATATTTGCAAACACGACGTTTTCAAGAAGAGCCGTTTGGGTAAGGTTGTCGGACGAGATAAAGTTTTTCCAGTACGGAGTCGTCGCGTTCCTAGTGCCCGTATAAATCAGCTTTCCACCAATCATCGTGAATGAACTATTCGCCCCGGTCAGTCGCACAGGTGCGCGGGTCTGACCTGCGGTTTTGCCGTAATCCCATTCAAGGTGGCACCCATAAAGCTCAACAGACGAACCAGCCTCAAGGTCAAGCATCTGGTCATCTGCCGTGATGCGCTCGCCAAAGTAATCAAGAGACATACCATAAAGGCGCAGGCGCTGTGACGACAGCATCTTGACGAGGCAGTCGGACGAGAAGAACACACCACCAAAGAATGCGATGTTTTCAACGAAGTCCGTAGCGCCGGATTCTTGGTATAGGCAGTGCTTAGTCGATCCGATTTCTACACCATAGCCGCGCAAGAAGTAGGCGCGGGACCCTATGCTAATACCCCGATTGAGCCAGCGAGCGCGGACGTTGTTAAGCGTTGCTCGAACGGATGCTCCTGCGACATCGCTGTGAGCGCGAATTCCATACTGAGCCGCATCGCGCCCGTCTGCCTCTGCGCCTTGAATCGTGATGTCACGGATAGCCATCGGCAGCGGGTATTTATTCGTCGCACCAGTGCCTTGTGAAGCGGTCAGCAGCAATCCAGCACTTCCTGACCCAAGCGCAGACACATCAATGATTGCCCCTCGCCCATCAAGTCCGCAAAAGCTGGTATCGAAAGACAATGCAGAATCAATTACATACTCTCCACCCGGCATCAGGGCAACGTAACCATTTCGCCCGCTTGCGACAATATCGGCACACGCCTCGTTAATCATCGCAGCAACATTGCCACCAGTCGGAGAAACGTAGTGGGTTAGCGCAGCTACAGGCTCACTAGCCGCGCCATATAATTCAATCCCCCAGGTGAGTTCATTAATCTCAGTGGTTACTACATTACCTGTAGATACTCCATTACCAATAGATACAGGCATTATCGCAATCCTTGTAGTAAGGTAAGAGTTGAAGTACCAGTTCCAGATGTATTATTAATACGCACAGCGCGAACTGGAAAAGCATAATTGCCGTCTGTGTTAGAACTCTTTGCTGTGAGAGTTGAATTCTTAAATGCTGTGGGTGTTACTGAAGTATCAAAGATGTCATCAAATGTGTGTTCAATGTCACATGAAACTGTTCCTGAAATAACCAAGCCCAAACCGATGTTAAATGGATTTTGTTTGTAGTCTACTGGAATCCACGCCGATGTTCCTGTACCTGTAATGCTAATTACTTGTGGACGCATTTTATTTCCTTAAAAAGAAAGGGGAAGCGATTCCTGTTAAAGAACAACTTCCCCTTTGGGTTATAGACTCAGGCCAGACGGTGGAATATAATATTCAACCTTGACAATAACAGGAGTCGTTAGTGTAGCACTTGCTTTAAGATAAACAGGTTTTTCTGCAGTGAGTTGAACTCCAACAGAAGTACCAGTAGCAGTACCAGAAGATACATAGCCAGTTGAGTTTGGTGCAAAGGCAGTGAGCAGTTCATCACCACCATCAGTAAAACCAACTTCAATTGTCTGGGTAGTATTTGCACCAGTACAAATGGTATACACACCAATAACAACAGCACCCTTAGGCAGCTTAAATGGCACAATACCAGTAGTACCATCTGCAACTTCTAGGATACCTACCTTAACATAACTTTCACGACTTGGAGGGGAAATCGAAGTAACCCCAGATGGACCAACGCCATATACAGCCATAATTATTCCTTATGAGAAAGTGAGGGCCGAAACCCCCACTAGATTAATTAGGCCCCGGCCGAACCGTAGATAGCGCGCGGATCAGACCAACCAAAGGAGTAACGAGCAGTAGCCTTGAACTTAGCGTTCTCGGTATCGAAGTCATTGTCCATCTCGAAAGCATCACCGCGACGTTCGAAGTACTTCAGACCATCCTTAACATTAGTACGGATGAACCAAGCATCAGCATCATTGAGGTAATGGTTAACAGTGACATTGTTAAACAGACCCTTCTGCTTCAGAACGTTAGGATCGTTTAGATCAGTACCAACGCGACCTTCAGAACCAAGGATACGAGCAGCTTCGAATTGTAGCTGGTAAGGAATAATGAGTTGCTGTGGTTTAGCAGCAATCAGTAGACCACGATCATCACGGAAACCTGCGATGTCAATAACAGCTTGTTCCAGAGCAGCTTCACTCAAGTCAGCAGCAGTGCCGATGACATTAGAGAAAGTACCACCAGCAACATTAACATGAGAAGCACTCAGAAGAGTAACACCATCACCACCAGTGTAGCCAGAAGTAGCTGCACGGTTAAAGACGTTAGCAGCAACGATCTCTTTGGTTTGCTTCATGGAACGAG